ACTTTTCCACACCCAAAATCGAGGTGACGCATGAAAAAACCGACTGCCCATCTTGAACTGGTGGGGGCATTTAAAAAAAATCCAGACCGTAAACGGGCACATGAACCCGCTTGTCGGAAGCCTGTTGGTCCGGCCCCGAAGCGATTATTGCCCAGACAAAAAGAGGCCTGGAAGTTTCTGGTCAATTCTGCCGGCGATGTTCCGGGCGTGCTGACCAAACTGGACCGGGCTTTTCTAGAGTTGTGCGCCATTGGTCTGGCGGGCATTTGGGATTCAAACGTCGAAGATAAGACGGTTCCACAGAGCGCACTTAAGGCCGTTGGTGCCATGCTGGCTAAATTGGGCATGACGCCCACTGACAGATCGAATGTTGTTGTGCCCAGAAAGGGGGAAAAAGGGGAATACGACAACTTCACAGCAACATGAACCCCAGCGGCATTGCTTACGACTACGCGCATAAGGTAGTTACGGGCGAAATTATCACCGGAAAGTATGCGGTTCTGGCTTGCCAGCGGTTCATCGATGACATGGACCGGGACTGGGAATACGAATACAAGTGGGAAAAAGCAGATGCGGCGGTAGACTTCCAACATACTTTGCCGCACACCAAGGGCAAGTGGTCAGCCAAAAAGGCATTACTCAAATATGAGCCGTGGCAGATCTTTATCGAGTGCAATATATTTGGCTGGATACACAAGGAAACCGGACACAGGCGATTCCGTGAAACTTATGAAGAGGTTGCTAGAAAGAACGGCAAATCTGTGCGCCTTGCTGCTCGCGGTCTGTACATGTTTGCCGCTGATGGCGAGAGTGGTTCTGAAGTGTACAGCGGGGCGGGAACAGAGCGCCAGGCATGGGAGTGCTTCCGGCCGGCACGGGAAATGGTACGGCGCAAGCCGGAATTAAAAAACAAGTTTGATATTGAAGTCAACGCCAAAAACCTGGTCATACTATCCAGCGGTTCGCGCTTTGAGCCAATCATAGGCAAGCCGGGGGATGGAGCATCGCCGAGTTTTTATATTTGCGATGAGTATCATGAGCACCCGGACGCTGACCAGTATGAAACCATGATTACTGGAATGGGCGCACGAGAGCAGGCTATTGCATCCGTGATCACCACGGCAGGATCAAACCTGTCCGGGCCGTGCTATGAGAAGCGCGAGGATGCCATCCGGGTACTTGAGGGCAGCGTTAAAGATGAAACCCTTTTCGCCATTATCTATTGCGCTGATGAGGCTGACCAGTGGGATGATCCGGACATACTGATCAAGGCCAACCCAAACCTTGACGTTTCGGTTTCAAAGGACTTTCTGGTCAACCAATTACAAAAGGCCCGGCGCTCGGCATCATTGCAAAACGCGTATAAAACAAAGCACCTCAACTTGTGGGTAGGAAGCTCAGTTGCCTGGATGAATATGCTGGCATGGCAGCGGCAGAAAAAGAAAAACCTCAAGCTGGAAGATTTCGCCGGCAAGCCCGCCTGGCTGGGGGTGGATCTGGCATCCAAGAAAGACCTTGCGGCGATTGCCATATTGATTCCGGATGGTGACAGGTTTTATACCTTTTACGATTTCTTTGCACCCGAGCGGGCGGCGGAAGACAATATCAAATACAAAAACCTGGCCGAGTTCATCACATTCACGCCCGGGGCTGCTACCGATTACGCTTATATTGAAGAGCGTTTGGGCGAGATTGCACGGATTCTGGAAGTGCAAGAGGTCAGTTTTGATCCGTGGCAAGCCCAATACCTGATGCAGCGCATGATGGCCCAGGGTATGCCGGTTGTTGAGTTTCCGCATCAGGTGCGCACCATGTCCGACCCGATGAAAGAAGTCGAGTCGTTGGTTCTGGACGGCAGGCTGTACCACAATAACCCGGTCATGGATTGGATGATGGGCAATGTTGTAACCAAGGCAGACGCCAAAGAGAACATCTACCCTACCAAGGAAAGGAAAGGCGATGACAAATCCAAAATTGATGGGGTGGTTGCTTTGATTATGGCGATGGGTAGATATCTGATCACTGCCGAGCGTGGATCGCTGGACGAATGGCTGTCTGATCCGGTGGCGATCTCATGAGCTGGTGGACCTCATGGGGCGGGGTGTACCAGGGCGGCGCCTTGCAGAATCCCGATACCGGCGCACAAAAGCCGGGGCCGCAAACCGGCACCTCTGATGCACGGGTGACAGTTACCGATGAACGGGCGATGGGTATCAGTGTGGTGTTTGCCTGTACGCGGCTGCTGGTGCAATCCGGTAGTACCCTGCCACTGAATTTCTACCGAGGCAGCCAGGCAGACCGGCAACTATTGGAAGTAAGCCATTATCTGTGGGATTTGCTGAAATACAGCCCCAACAATTACATGAATGCGCTGGAATTGAGGCAGAGTCTTTTCACCCAGCGGGTTCTGTGGGGGAACGCCTATTGCAAAATCAAATGGATGGGCGACAGGCCGGTTTCATTGACGCCATTGAAGCCCGAGTACATGGCGGTTTACCGCACCACGACCGGACTGGAATACCACTATCGAACCGAAAACGGGGTTAAAAAGTACAGCGCCAAAGAAATCTGGCACTGGAAGGGCTGGGGGGCAGATGGAATCATGGGGGTCAGCGTCCTCGCTTATGCACGCAATGTTTTGGGTCTTAGCCTGTCATCCGACCGCAAAGCGGCCAACAGCGTCAACGGCAACCCGTCCGCAATTTTAGAAATGGATGAGTTTCCAACCGCAATCCAAAAGAAGCAACTACGCGAAACGTATGGTGATGGCAATGTAACCAGCGAATACAAGAATGATGGTGGGCTGGTCATCATACCCGGCGGCCTGAAATGGCGGGGCGTTAGCGTACCGCCTGATGTACTGCAGCTGCTGGAGTCAAGGCAATTCCAGGTGCCAGAGTTTTGCCGGTTTATGGGGGTTCCTTCGGTGCTGGTGGATGGCTCGGTAGGCGCAACTGCCGCCTGGCCCGCCTCGTATGAGCAGCAGATGCAGATGTATTTACAGCACGGCCTGGACCCTTATCTGGTTGAGTTCGAGAAATCTGTGCCTGACAACCTGACGATGGGCGCAGATAAAAAAGACATTACCGCAGAGCATAGCGTGGAAGGTTTGCTGCGGGCAGACAGCGCCGGGCGGGCTGCGTTTTACGCCAGCGGACTAACCAATGGCTGGCTGAAACCCAATGAAGTGCGCCGCCGGGAGAACCTGCCACCAGAACCCGGCGGGGATGTATTAAGGGCACAGCTAAACACCGCACCACTAGGCACCGGAGATAATGATGCTGAATAGATCACAAAACCCATTAGACCGCTGCAATCTCAAATTCGGTGAGACTGGTGTTGACCAGGTAACGAATGGATTGTTCGAGGGTTACGCTGCGACCTTCGGCAATATTGATTCCTTCCAAGACACGATCATGAAGGGCGCGTTTACCGAAACCATCACAGACCGGGCCTATCCTATTTTGATGCTGGCTGGCCACAGTACCCGCGCTGTCGTGGGTAAGTGGCTGGATATGCAAGAGGATGATGTGGGTTTATACGTGTGGGGTGAGATTACACCCGGCCACACTATCGCAAGCGACACCTACGCATCAATGAGGCACGGCGCAATCAGCGGGCTTTCCATCGGGTTTAACATCGCGGTAGGTGGTGCAGAGGAAATCGAGGGCGGCGGGCGGCGTATCAGCAAAGTCAAGTTGGAGGAAATCAGTATCGTAGGTTTCCCGGCTGACAGCGATGCCCGCATTGCTGTGGTCAAAAATGAAATCGAAGCAATTGAATCAATCCGAGACTGTGAACATTTCCTACGGGATGTAGGGCTTTCACAGCCAATGGCCAAAGCCTTTATCAGCCAGTGCAGGCCGCTTTATCTACGGGAAGTAGAAGCGGAGCAAGCACGAAAAGAGGCACATCGAGCAGACCTTAACTGGCTGCATGGCTTAACCAATACGAGGTAATTCACAATGAGTACCGAAACAGTTACATTTGAAAAAGCAGAGTTTGAAAAGGCACTGCTTGACGCACAGGGCGACCTGCTGAAAAAGATGGATGAACGCGACGAAACCATCAAGGTAATGCAGGGTCAGATTGAAGTGGCCAAGACCGCATCTGCTGACTTGAACAGCAAGCTTGGAAAGGTAGTCGCACAAGAAGCGGAACTTGCCGACCGTTGCGTTCAGTTGGAACAGCGTGGCGATGAACTGACCGAGGCAGCGAACGAAAGCATTGGCGCACAAGTCGTCAAGAACGCTGATTATCTGGCCATGATCGAACGCAGGACTGGCGTGATGCGGATGGACACCAAGACCGCGATTATCAACACGTATCCGGCTTCCAGTGTGCAACCGCTGGTGCAGGGTGACCGGCTGCCGGGGATTCATGCCGTACCGAATCGCAGGTTGACCATCAAGGACATTCTGCCGGTAGGCCAAACGTCCAGTAATTTGGTCGAGTTTACCCGTGAGAATGCGTTTACGAACGCAGCTGCGCCGCAGCGCGACACGGACAGCCCGACTTTGACGGCGATTGAAAACGTGACGAAGGCGGAAAGCGCCATCACGTTCAGCTTCCTGACTATGCCGGTGGTCACACTCGCACATTTCATCCCGCTTAGTAAGCAGGTCTTAGCCGATAGTCCGCAGATTGAATCTTACGTCAACGGGCGGCTGGCTTATGGCTTGTCACTGAAAGAGGAAACGCAAATCCTCAAGGGAGCGACAGTCGGCGGCGAGTACACCGGGATTCAGACGGTAGCGACCGCCTACACGGTGGAATCGCCTGAACTGACTAACGAGATTGACATCATTCGTGATGCGATCACGCAGGCTCAGGTGGCGGAGTACTCCCCAAACTTCCTGGTGCTTAACCCTTCAGACTGGGACAGCATCCAACGGCGCAAGGTAGGCTCGGCTGATGATCGTTATGTCTACGGTGATCCGAATATGTCGTGGCTTGCCACTCCACTTTGGGGCTTAACGCCTGTCATTACCAACTCTCAGACAGCGGGAACTTTCCTGATCGGCGATAGTAACGGTTGCATGGTCTTTGACCGGCAGCAGTCGAGCATCGAAATTGCCTATGAGAATGGGACCGATTTTGTTAAGAACATGGCGACTATACGCGCAGAATTACGTGGATGCGTGGTCGTTTTCCGGACAGAATCTCTCATTACTGGTTCGCTTTAGTACCATTACCTGAGAAGCCCCTTCGGGGGCTTTTCTTTTGAGGTGATCATGAAATTCAGAGTTACCCAACCATTCTTAGCCTTTGGCAAAGCCCCGGAACCGGGCGATGTTGTAGAACTGACCGAGGAACAGGCGGCATTGCTAGCAGGTAATGATTGCGTGGTGCCGTATGAAATCAAGATCATGCCGAAACCAGAAAACAAATCTAAAAAAAAACCATCGGCGTCATCGCGTCCGGTCCCAGTTGCACGAAAGAAGACGCGGAAACGCTTAAAGAAAAAGCCGACCAGGTAATTTGTGTTAATGATTCGTGGCGTTTACTGCCGAACTGTGACCATATTTATGGTTGTGATTATCGCTGGTGGAATTACCACATTGGGTGCATAGCTGACCAGTACAATGGCCAGTGCTGGACACAAGACGAGCAGTGGACGGAAGGGGGCAAAGAGGTTGACCCGGCACAATGGGGCATCAAACAATTAATTTCACTGGATGCACCGGGCCTTTCCCGCAAGCAGGGAACTATTTTTCGAGGGGGCAATTCAGGCTATCAGGCCATGAACCTGGCCTACTTGCTCGGCGCCACCCGAATCATTTTACTGGGCTTCGACATGATGATGAACGGCAAGCAGCGTCATTGGTTTGGTGATCATCCCAAGGGGCTAGGGCTGGCCAGCAATTACCATAACTTTATAACTTATTTCAGAACCATCGAGCCTGATGAATATGGGATTGAGATATTGAACTGCAGCAGGCAAACCGCCCTGGATGTTTTCCCGCGCCATAATCTTGAGGATATTTGATGCCCCGCAAAATCCCCAGGTATGACAATTATGA